TTCCCAGCACACAAACTCAGTTTGGATCTTATGCGCCAATGCCAAACGGAATGAGATTCAAAGTTAACTATGAGCTGGTGCTGATCCCTGACGGTTTAGGCGAACAAGCAAAGCAAGGACCAAGACTAAAACAAGACAAGATAGAAGCGCGTTTTCCAAGGCGTTGCAGTGTACCCCCTGACATCAATGGTGTACCTAACATTACCAACAATGGTTTCAAGTATAGAATTGGAGATAATGAAGAAGACCCTAGATTTGAGCCTTTTGGTGTTGAGGATGTTCGCCAAAGTGTAAGAACAACTCGTACTAATGCTGATTCAAATTTAAGCATCGGTGAAATTTATTTGGCTGGCGATAGCTTGGCAGTATTGACAGGTGTCAGCCGAAAAGACCCTTGGCGGCCAGGGATTGTCAAAGAATTTACGTTTGAATGGGCAGAAGGCAAAGGGCGACTAGATACAGCGCGTTCTACAGAGACCTTTGAACCTAACGAAAGACTGGCAGTTCAAAGAGCGGCTGTCGCAACAGTTGTAACGTCAAGACCTTGCGATGCAATAGAAATTGGCATTAAGTCAAGGGTTTTCAGAAGAATTAATGGTTTTGCAAATGTAAACAGCAACCCCTCGAAAAATGTGATTAAAGATTACGAAAGCCCAGAAGGCGGAGGCGGCCTTAGCCTTGGCTCGGTTAGTAAATTCATTAACCGCTATAGTTTTTTCAGGCTTCAACGCAGAGAGGCGAATAAAAATTTAAAATTTCAGGATCTAATACCTGGCGAGCTTTTTGCGGTAAGGGGCAACACTCCCCAAGACATATATACCTCAATTAAAATTTATCACCCAAGATCAAATAACTGGGAATATCGTTTGCTGCCTTTCCCTGGAAATATATTTGTTAAAGACAGGCTTTATGAGTCTAAGCTCATAAATTTGCTTGAAGAAGGTAACAGAGAGGTTTTTGACTCCAACGGAGTAAAAATAAAATTCACAGGAAGGAGGGTGAGGATTACAAGAGAAGACTCATCAAATAAAGAATTTAATCTTAAAAACGTGCAACAGTCTAGTCAAAAGTTACGCGAATTTGACGCTGTTGCGGATTATGTCGTGTATGACCAAGAGGAAAGCAGCAATTTTGACAGCCCCGAGCACGAAGTAACCTTTGTAAACGAATACACCTTAAATAACGTATCACCACAATATGATAATTTAGCCATTGCTGGAATCAGAATCGGCAGCAGCTTGGAATGGGCCAGTTTTAATCAGTTCTCTGCTTTTTTCAAAGAAGGCATTATTGCGGAAAGATTGCTAGCTAGCGGATTCGGAGCAATCAACACCCTGCCAGAAATCGTTTATGCGTTGTTGACAAACAAGGAATTTGGCGCTGCCAAGCTGATTGGAACTGATCAGGTTACTAGAGGCAGGTTTGTAAAAGCCGCAGAATTTTGCAACGTAAACGGCTTTTTCTGGGACGGCGTGATTTCTGAAAGGCAAAACCTTAGGCAGTTTATTTTTGAAAACGCAGCTTACTGCTTGCTCGATTTTACAATCATTGGCGGAAAATTCAGCCTGTTCCCAACAGTTCCAACGACTGCCAGCCTTGTGAATAATTCAATCAACCCAAATGTAAAGCCGGAAATTAAGGCACTCTTTACAGATGGAAACATAAGAAATCTGCAGGTTAGCTTTTTAGACCCCGAAGAACGCCAGCTTTTTAAGGCTGTTGTTCTATGGCGGCAAGACACTGAGAATGGCTTTCCACAAACCAGAACACTTGAAATTAGGTTGAAAGCTGGTTCGGACGAGGATCCTGAGGAAGTATTTGACCTAAGTGGTTTTTGTACTAGCGAAGAGCACGCACGAAAATTTGCAAAATTTGCATTGAAAACACGGCAAGAGGTTGACCACGGCGTAAGATTTGAGACCACTCCACAAGCAGCGTTGAATTTAGAGCCTGGGGATTATTTTAGACTGGTGAGCGAAGCAACCCATACCTCACGCCTTTTAAACGGAAGCATTGGCATCGATGGAACAATTCAAGGAATAAGGCTAAGTGACGGCAACAGAAATATCTTCTTTTACAAGCCGGGAAATGAAGGGGTTAAACAGGAAACGCTCAGTGTTCAAAATGGCAAGACAACACAGGGAAATCTTTTTGGAACAGTTTTTAGCGTCAGTACCAATGCTGTCAATGATCGAGTTTACAAGGTAGAAAGCATTTCCTATGCGGAAGACGGCTTAATCGAAGTTGCAGGCAGCAACGTGCCACTTACCAGCTCCGGTACACTGAAGGTATTGGACTGGAGCAACAACCAATTTACTGAGGTGGTTTACTGATGCCTGCAAGAGATTTCCCCAACATAAGGCCCTCATCAAGAACCTACACGCCAGGCACTTTTCCTCAAACCGAGTTTAGGGCGCAGAATGGTGCGCTTACAATTTTAAGGTACGGCAACAAGAGGGTTGATTCAACCCTTTCCTTGGAATTTAGAAATATCTTGGATTCTCAAGCAAAGAATATCATAGACAACTATATTAACGTGAACTCAGACCTAGACACTGTTATTTTTAGTAGCGACAACGCTGGCGCTGGTATTTCAGACGCCGGTTTTTTGAACTACATAAAAGAGCAGGAAACCGGGCTTAGCTGGAGATATGCCGGGCCGCCGCAGGTTACAAGCACTTTCAAAGGCAGGTCCACTGTGGTCTGTGAATTTATTGGGGTTTTCTTGGCCGATGATTAGAATGGGTAAGATGTCCTTTTAGGTCAACAGCTCATGGCCGAAGTTTTCCGGGGTATAGACGGTAAATTTTTCTTTGCAGGTAATCGGCAAGCAAAGACAAGCAACTGGACTGTTGAAGCAAGTGTTAACCTGCTCGACAAAACAGAGCTTGGTGATCACGCCGTTGGAAACCTGGCCGACCTTAAGAGCTACACCGGCACAGCAACAATTATTTACTACAAAGAAGATACCAGTATTTCTAACCTGCTTGGCCGAGTTTTTAAGACCGGAGCAGTAGAGCCTGCAGGGGCTGAGTTTCGGTGGGGCGACGGAGATACCCTCAGGCTAATTAAATTCAGGGCAATCATCACTAGCGCAAGCATTGCTGTTGCACCTGGTGAAGTTGCTAGGGCTGAGGTTTCCTTTACGGCAGACGGTGACCTGACGAGCGTCACCGTGTAAGTTTTAGCCTTGAAAAACGCTAGAATCAAACCATTGTCCCAAGCGCTTAAAAAATGGCTATCTACACGGGCAAGGATGGTTCAATTACTTTTGGCAATGCCTTGCAGGCTAGGGTTAGAGCTTGGACTGTAGAGGGTAACCTGGCTCTGATCGAAGTAACAACCTTAGATAAAGACGCTGTTCAAAATGAGGCTGGCCTTAAAAGCTTTAGTGGAACAGCAACGATCATGTACCATGACGACGACACGGCGCTAACCACGTTGTTGGGCAATCTATTTACACAAGCAGAACCTCCGAAGTCATTGGTAAGGTTTGATTGGGGGCCAAAGAAGCTTTCTTTTAATGCCTTTGTTACTTCAGCAACAATTTCAACCAGCATCGGTGAGATTATTACCGCCGATGTTTCCTTCACCGCAGCAGGCGACCTTAATTTGATCACCCTGTGATTAATGGCTGTCCTACTTGGGGAAATTGGGCAGATTGAGCTTCGCAGAACAAGCCTAGACGAGCCAATCACAGGGACAATAAAGCCTTCTGATGTCAATGCATCTAGGAGGCGTTTTAGTTTTGATTTTACGCTTGGTCTTTTGATTACAGGCGATCAAATTGAGATCAAGACTACCGATGGAACGCTTTTAAGTTTTATTGGTTCCGATGGTTGGCCATCAAACCAAGTGTTTAAGGATGGGATTTTTTACGTTTTTGTCAATGAGATTGGAGGCATCCGTCTTTACAAGACGTTTGATGAGGCAATCTCGGGCGAAATTACTGGCAGTGTGAGCCTTGTTGTACCAAATCGAGACATTCCGATTTCAATTAATGTCCGCAACAATAACGAGCGAATCTTAGGACAAGTAATTAGCTACGAAGTAAACACGCAGCGTGAGTCGATTGACAGCACTGCTCTTTCAGACGAATTCAGGCGTGAATATTCTGGTCTGATCAGCGGCAGTGGTCGGATTACTTGCTTTTTTGATTACGAGCGCCGCCCAAACGATCCACAAATCAGAGGCGAGTCTTCCAATGTTGTAGAAATGCCCATTTACCTAAATCAGCTACTTTTACGCACTAAGGTTGGCAGTGAATTTTGGGCAAAAGTAACTTTGGTGGGGCGTGGTGCTAAGCCCGGCGGCAGAGCAGAAGACGTTAACGATGAAGTTTGGTACGAATTTTATGCAAGGATTACCAATGCAGGTTTGTCCTTTTCCGCTGGAGAACCCATTGAATCCACCATTGAATTTGTGACTACTGGCCATATTGAGCTACGCACAAAAACAGTCAGCAATTATCTATTACAGGAAGACACAGACCGCATCGTGCAGGAAGCAAACCAGAGCGGTTTCCTTGAAGTGGAGCAACAAGACTGATGATTTGCAAGTCCTAGAATACAGGAAGCACTCCGGTCGAGTAATCAGTGGCAGACCTAAAGATTTCAGAGCTTCCTGTACTGCTGCAAGCGGACGCGGAGGCCACCGATGATATTGCTGTTGCGGATAATTCTGCGAGCGAAACTCGCAGGCTAACGATCAAGGGGCTGGTTCAGCAAGGCGTCGTCAATTTAATTGATGATGCAGTAATCCCAGGCGGGAAGCTGGTTAACGACAGCATCACCGCAATCCAGGTTGCTGCCAACGCCATTGGCGCGTCAGAGCTGGCGGACAACGCAGTTGATACTGCTGCAATTGCAGACAATGCGGTAACACAGGCGAAAATTGCCGCCGGTGCAATGGTCACCGACTCATTTCAAGATTTAAGTGTAACTACCGCAAAAATTGCCAATGACGCAGTAACAAATGCAAAGCTTGCGGATGATGCAGTAGATACTGCAAATATTGCAGACAACGCGGTTACAGCGGTAAAGGTTGCAGATGGCTCCATTACAGCAGCAAAGCTTGCTACTGATTCTGTTGAAACTGCAAAGGTTGCAAATGCGGCAATCACTGGTGCAAAAATTGCAGCAGCCACAATTACATCTGCAAATCTTGCAGTAAATTCTGTAACCGATTCCGAGCTAGCAGACGACAGTGTTGATACTGCTGCAATTGTCAACGCTGCTGTCACTGGCGCAAAGATTGCGGCAGATAC